TAAATTTTTGTTGTGTTGTTTGGCAATAGCATCAATTATATTGTCTGTGTTTTGCCAGCTATTTATTAATTTAGCTTTATAAACCGGTTCAGGCAATTGTTTAATTAGCTTATTTTTTAGCATCAACGAATGAAATTTCTTTGGTGTATTGCAATGGAACAACTAATCCCTCAGCATTTATATTACCATTTAGCTCAAATTTACCCGATATAGCTTCTTTTATTTTACCTGTCAATAAACTGCTGATTATCGTAATTAATTCTAAATTAAGTTTTACTGGTAGTTCTATTGTTTTTTCCTCATTTGGTTTTAAAACAAATGGTATACGATAATCAATGGTTGCACCTGCTGATCCTTTCCAGAATACATCTGCAACAATTGATTTAATAGATAATGAAGCATTGCTAGGATTTATCATTCTGACAAAAACAACAATATTTTTAGTCGATCTGTTAAAATCTAATTTAGTTACGTTGACATTTAAAGCCTTAATAGCTTCTTTTTTCTGAAATAGAAAATAAACTACTGCTGTAGCTCCAGCAATACCAGCACCAATTAATAAAACCTTGTTTGACTTTTTTGAGCTCATTTTAAATTACAATTCTAACTTTACAAAAATAACATAAAATTATTGATATAAAAAAATCAAAATAAAAAATCAAAATTTTGCCAAAATTAGAACAGGGTATGGGATATTATATATAGATATATATCTATATATATATCCCACCCGTTCAAATAAACCTAATTTATTTATTAACAATTTGAATAAATGAACCGTTTTTCTCTATTATTTTTTCAGCAAATAGAATAGGTATTAATTTTTTTTCAATGTAATAACCTGTTTCATTTATGTTAATCTTGCACTGAGCAACAAAATCCTTATATGTCAATCCGATTTTGCCATTAAAAACCTTTTGCATCAATTCATAACTAATATAATTTTGCTTAATATTTAGATTGTTGATAACTTCATACTTATGATTATTATCATCATAGCCTATTTCAATAGGTTTTATGTCATCCGCCGACCGTAAAAATGTGCTAGTTAATGTTGATGTACCTGAATCATTTTTTTCTATTGATAATTCACTTTGAGCATGTCTGGAAGCAAAAGAACCTAAATGTCCTAAGCTAAAATTTGTACCTTTGTTTTGATGTAAAATACCAACAATACCAATTTGGTATGTGTCTGATAATGTTTTTAAAAAATGTATAGCAGCTTTAGCTTCTCTGACGTCATTAATATCATATACTAGGTCTAATAAACCATCAATGCAAATTAAACCTATGTTGGTGTTTATTTCGCATATTCTGTTAATTAGAGATATAATCTCATCAACATTTAAAGACCTTGCTGAATAAGCTTTAAAATTAATAGCAGATGATAATTTTTTATTTATTGTATTTTCTAATCGTCCTAAACTTTGATGTAAATCATACATTGATTGTTCAGTATCCAGCAATACAACTAAATTTTTTTCAGGTTTTAAGCTGGTTGCAATGCCCCATATATTATCATAAGTAATTGCTGAACCTATAAAAGCATGTAAAAAGGTTGTTTTTCTAGCTTTTGGTTTACCAGTTAATATCATTAATGAACCATAAGTAAGTATTATTTTATCTTGTATTTTAAATATTACCTCTTGTGTTACAGGTTTATTTAGGTCAACTAAATAATTATCAATGTTAATAGCTTCTGGTATATCAGCTATTGGTTTTTTTTGTTTGTTTGATTTTGGAACTAGCATTAAAATAAAAATTGCTATAGGTAAAAAAAATGATATATCTATTCACCTCACGTGAGGTGAATAGATAATTAAAATAAATTTGTAAGATTAATAGTCTGATAATTTGCCCCAGGTTACTATTGAAAAATCACCACCCAATCTCTCAATATATTTTTTAGCTATCATAAGCTGTTCCTGATTGCGTTTATCTTGATGAGGATCAATCCTTATATGTTTTTGTATTACACTATCATAATTTAAAACAATGGTGCAAAAATCATCTAAAATTGATAATCTATGTATAAATTTTTCTTTATCAAAACCATCCAAATTTTGAGCTTCGCTTTCTAATTTATCCAATAAATCATTATAAACACCCATTGTTGCAGATAACAATTTTCTAGCTTGCAATATTTCGTTATTCATAATTTAATTTATATATTTAAAAATATGCACAATAACATCTACAGTCCACCCATTGCCCAGCATTTTGTATCTTTGTGTATCACTTACACAATTGGTGTAATTTTCTTTTACGGTCTGCAGCCTTTCACATTCAATTGGCAAAAACCGCCTAATTTTAGAATCATATACAATTCCATGTGGCTGCTCTTTGCAGATGGTATAGGATTTACCATCATTTTTTTCTGGTGATCCCCATGCTTCACTTTGCCCTAATTTTATAGCTTTAATTTCAATTGCATTTGTATTACCTGTATCTAAACAATAGGTTTTACCATCCTGACGACTTAATGCACCTGTACCGCCTTTGCCATTTTGTGAGCTTCGCGGCATTGTATTGTGTATTATGTATTGATTATCGTACCCGGATTTTGCATAACCTGATAATAAACATAAACTTTTATTATTCATTTGAAATGATTTATATCCATGCTTAGACCTATTTACCCTTTTTATCATTGCATCTGATAAATAATATTTATCAGGTACCTCATTTTCTAAAATATCTTTTAAATAAATATTTTTATCTTTAGGTTGTTGTATAATTGATGTTAAATCACCAAATAATCCTGCTGGGACCATGCCTATATTAGTCCAATATAATCTGCGACGATTTTGGGCGCTTAATAAAGAACTATTTATTTCAATTGCATTTACACCTATTGCCTTGCTTAATATTTTCTCCCATTTTTCTCCCATTATTACATTTTCTAATAAAAAATATTTTGGTTTTACCTCATTTAATAACCTCATAAACTCCCAAAATAAATATGATTGTCCCTCAAATTGATAATCATCTTTTTTTAATTCTAAATAATGCTCCAGAGTTAAAATTTCAATTTCATTTTTGGTGCTCATCCCTTTGCGTTTACCAGCAAAAGAAAAGGATTGGCATGGACTACCACCAATTAATAAATCAATTTTTGGTAATTTGTAACCATCAACATCAACAATAGAACCTAATTGAATTGTATTGGGGTAATTTGCCATTGTTACTTTTATTGCATATTTATCTATTTCGGATGCAAAATAATTGTTTACTTTTATACCAGCTTTTTCTAAAGCTTGTTGTCCGCAGGACATACCATCAAATAAACTTAATACATTCATAATATTAATTGTTTAGGTTTAATTACTTCAAATGAGATTATTTGATTTATTGGTATTAAGGTTTCTTTTCGTAAACCGTCATAATCTTTGCTTATAAAAACAGCAGGTATACCAGAAAATGATACAAAACCATTGAATATTCCTGATATTTCATTGTCATCAATTAATAACAATAATACTTCTTTGCCCAATGGCATAAAAAATTGGTCTTGCATAATTAATTGTTTATTACGTAATTTAAAAATGTACGATAATCCCTTTTTTCTCCAGCACCAATTAATATTCGCTCCCAAATTATTGGATTTTTTTCTGCACAAGCAATACAACCATTTACGAAAGCATCAACAGATAAACAACCTAATCTCTCTGTAAACCACTCATCAGCATAAATTGGTATTTGTAATGAATCTGATTTAACAAAAGCTGCATAAATGCGTTTCCACATTGGCGGTAGCACAGTTTCATATAAACCAATATCTTGTTTATCTGAAATTTGAATAGCATTGAACCACACCTGGTTTCTATCTACAAAAATACATTGACTACTTTCTGAATCACTTGTTAAAAGGTGTTCTAAAGTCTCTGCAATAATGACGTATACGTCTATTGCTGTTCTAAAATTAAATTTGAATTCCATTGTTTAATAAAATAATATGGCACAATGTTATAAAAAAAAACCCAAACTATAAAGCTCGGGAGGAAAAAAAAGTGTATTATTTTTTTAAGATTGTTTATAACTTAATCAAACTTTTAAGTTTTAGATATTGTAAATTTTCATTTGCTTTCAATGTACCCACTTTGGTTTTAGCAAAATCAGGATGGTTTTTTATTACCTCTAAACCAGCATTTATTCCATCAAAAGGGGTGCTATATTTGTTCATAACATTTCCATTTTTAGGTTTTAATGCAAAAAAATTATTAAATTTAATCAATTTAGGATTGCCATTTGTTATATCATAAGATAATTTTAATAAGGATATAGGATTAATAGCAGATTTTATAGCTATAGCCGTAAAAAAACTTAAATATTTCATTGAATATAGATTAAAAGGTATCATGACCATAAAATTAAATAAGCATAATAACCTGGACTACCTTTTTTTTTAATATCTTGAGCATGTCTTAATTTATATAATCTTTGTCTTTCATTTGCATATTCTTTACCATATTCTTTTAAATATATAGAATAGTCTTTATATCCCGACGCACCGATTGAAACAATTTTTATTCCATTTTTGTATACATCAATTTTTTTATTTTCATTGGTTGATGGTAATATATCAACTTTTAAAAATTTAGCGATTTTTTTTTGTCTGGAGGTAATTTTATACATTAATTACTTTTTTATATAATAAAAAATTAATGCGCCAATAAAAAACAATGGTAAACTAATTATTAAACCTTTTGCTGGTGTTATATTTAAAAAGCTATTTACTTTATTTAAAGCTTTTGTTTTACCCTTTGTAATTGTTTTTGATGTATCCTTTTTTAATCCTGCATTAATATTATAAAAAGCATTTACAGCATTTGTTGTATCTGTAAAATCATTTATATTTTTTGCATTATATCTTTTTTGTATAATAGATGGATTATTTTTAAATCCTGCTTTAAAAAAAGCTGCTACAACATTTGCTGCTATTTTAGGATCATTAACAAGATCTGGATTATTAACCAAATTTAAACCCAATAATTTGCCATAGTAAATATAATTATTTTTACCTGTCAATTGATTAAATCCGCGCCCACGATAAGCAAAACCCTCTGTTGGTGAATTACCACCTATACCATTATATACTTTGTTGAAAAACTTAACCTCGTCTTTTTTTAGTATTGTAAGTTCAGCATCTGTTGTACTAGCAAGCTGTTTTTTAAATAAAGGTATATTACGTATATCAGCATTATCTGTATTTTTATAGCTTATCTCTGATTGCGGTTTAAATCCACTTTCTTTATCAATTATAGCTAAGATAGCAGCAACAGAATATTTATTGTTAATACCTGAATCCAGCAAAGATTTAATTACAATATCTTTATTGCTCATAGCAATTAAATACTTATGATTTGTAAATTAGCAGCTGTGTAAATTGGCACTAGTTGATCATAAACAGCTTCAATAAATAAAGTTTCAGCTATTTTAGTTTCATAGTCTGTAACTAAAATATTTGTAGTAAATAGATTTGAAAAATCAGCAATACCACTAATTGGTGTATTGTTGTTTAAAATAGATGCAGCATCTAAATACAACAAAGTAGCTATTTGTGTAGGTATATTATCATTTGCTTTAGCTTTAATATCTAAATATCCCTCAGATATTACTAAAATTGTATTTGTTGGTGTAGTTAGTCCAGATGTTAATGTAACGGGTACTTTTATTTTTATTACTTTCATATATTATTTATTAAACTGATGTTATTGTTTGCCAAGCCGTTGTATATACGCATAATTTATTTAGCGTTGTATCATAAACTATTAAACCAGCTGCTGGTGTTGCTATAGCATTTTTTTGTACTGTCGTCATTCTTGGCGGCAAAAGTCCTTGAGTTGTACTAATTACTTCCAGAGATGCACTAGCATTAGCAGAAGTTGCAGCAGCACCTATTAACAAACCACCACTTTCAAACACGGCACCAAATAATTTTGTATTTGCAAAAGCAGTTAATGTAGGTTTAAAAGTATAACCAACTACATTTTTAGAACCCGCACCACTTAAATTGACACTTGGTATTACAACCAGCATTTGATAAGTTCCAGTATATGTTGCACCACTATCGACCAATGACATAGTATAATAACTATTTGCACTTATACCTCCATCTAATTGTATTACTTTTCTAAAAGTATGACTTTCGTTTGGAGCTACAGAAGATAGGATACCATTTGCGTTAGCTATACCTGTTGCGTATTGTATTCCTACAGCACCACCCGTTAAACTATCAGAACTTGCTGAAAAAAATTGTAATAAGCATTGCCCAGCATCCATAGACATTTTTGTAGTTGCACTGCTTAAAAAATTTAATATTCCACCATCAGCAAAATTTATGCTTCTTGTATTTGTACTATTTTCAGCTCTAAATGAAAATGTAGCAGCTGTTGTTCCAGTTCCTTTTACGCCTAATGTTGCATTTATTAAACCAGTTCCACCAATGTTTAATTGACTTGCCGATAAATATAAAGGTGTTGCACCACCAGCACCATCAGATAATAATCTTAAGGATGCTGATATAGCTGAATTATCATTAAATTTAATTAATGCTGGATAGGTAGCTGCTGGGGTTGTTCCTGATAAACTTGCCATATATTATATTAATTCCAAGTGTCTGTTATTGTTTGCCATTGTTCAGTAATTATTTGCCATTGATTAGTGCTAAATGGTGTTGCACTATTTATTTTTGTTTGTGTTCTATTTAGGGCAAAGCCCATTTTTAATGCCATAAATTAATATAATGGATTAGCCATACATTTAACTACTCCTGAAATTAAAACTACCTTACTAAAATAACCATACAATAAAGTACCAGCTGGTATTGATAAACCTGACAATGCAGTCAAACTTACATCAGTACCAGTTTCATCAAACTCTCTGGTATTACCACCGGTAACATTTAATACTGCTGCTGTAATAACCTGAACACATGTGTAATATTTGCCTAATGGTGTTGTAGTTTGCGCAATATCTAAATAATAATTAGATCCCCATAAACCTAAACTAGCAAGTGCTAAGGGATCTGTAGTAGTAGCTATTGCAACCTCACCTGTTGTAGATAAACTTAAAGCGACATACTTATTATTGGTTTTATCAATTCCACCAATAGGTATAATTGGATCGCAGGTTTTAGATGTTGATCCTGCAGCTCTATTATTTGAATTTTGCGTTATCATCTTGCTGAGTATATTAAAACAACCAATCTAGCATTTGTAGTTGAACAAGCATCAAATGTATTAAATAGCATTTGGTACCTGGTTATATCTTTCATATTGTATTCAAAAGTTTTCAAACTGCTGTTTGGTAATAAAATATAATTATTAATTGATACACTACAATTACCTGTATTAATAAAGGTATATCCAAGTGTACTTTCATCTCTGAATACATATTCACCTGTATTTGTGCTGGAATACTCAACACTATCTAAAACAAATTTATTCATGTAATTTCTTTTTAGGTTTAATTAATTTATAAATCGTAATTATACCTATAATTACATTTACTATCAATTGTGTAATTTGTGCAACATCAAAATTAAGCATTGAATGTGTAACTATAGTTGTTGCTTCTGTACTAGCTATCCCAACCGCTGCCGTTGTAATTAAATTTACTTTGTCTTGTATCATTTTGTTGTAAGCTTTATTTTATAGTATTTTGCTACATCACCAATAATAAGATCAACTAATTCTATATCAAATTTACGTTCTAAAATTGATCTTAATCTTTTTATTTTTTCACCAATTTTATCAGCTGGTTGTAAATTTTCTTTTTCAAACCAAATATTTAAAGCATGGTCCAGATATTCTCTTTTAAAAAACTTTATAAGCATCCTTACAATCATTTTTACTAATGTAGGGTGCTGGGTTGTTTTATTATTCATGTATTGGTGTAATACCTCGACATGCTGTTTTAAGTGATATTCTATTTTTGCATCCATATTATTTTTTGGTTACACCTGAAGGTTTTTGATTAATTATTTTTGTTATTTCGTTTACTTCAGTTGTAGATAAATTAGATTTTAAAGCATTTAATAGATCTGCTTTATGTCGCAATCTGTATTGATCAACTAACGATGCAACTTGCGTTTGTGCATTTAGATCTCTGAATATAGCATATATACGTTCTTCATCATCGTTATAAAAACTAAATGAGTCTTTTATTCCATCAGCTTTGCTTGCTGCACTTCTATACGATAGCAGTTTAATAACGCTATTTGCACCAGCTGCTCTTTTTACTGCTTCAGTTCCTTGCCAGATATTTATTTTAGTTTCTTGTTGCTCTAAAATTTTTTCAGCTTGTTTTTCCTCACTTGATGCTTTTAAACCTAGTTTTTCTGTTAGTGGTTTAATTACTAAAAAATAAACACCTACAGCTATACCAGCTTTAAAAATTAAATTATAATCTATTTTACTTGCTTGTGCCATATTATACCATTTTTCTTAAATTTTGAATTACCATTGTGAAAAACTGAGGTTGTGTTGTTGCTAATTTATAAAATCTTACTATGTCCTGATCAATTTCAGGATGTATTTTCCTAAATTCAACTAATAAATCATCAGTTTCTGTAACGCCATTAATTGCAAAATTACCACCTGAGCTGTTTTGTTTTGATAACATACCTAAAACAACCTCAACTATTGTATCAAGCTTGCCAATTAATGCTGTATTTATTGCTTCTGTGAATGTTGGCTGCACAATTGTACCAACCTCATCATCATCCTCCAGAAGCAGTTCATCCATTTTTTCCTCCAAACGGTCAATTTGTGCTTTTAGTGTTGCATTTTCAGTAGCAACAGCTATATATTTTTCTACATCCATAATATTGGTTGTATTGTTATTTGTTTTGTTGTGAAATGCACCAGCGGTAGTGGCAGCTTCTCTGTGGTGAAAAGCTACGACTACCTTAACAACTGGTGAAAGTTTTGCATTTGCATCTGTAGCATACGTTCCAAATAATTCTAATTTATAATCGCGAAAATTGTTTTCCTCAATAAAATCATTTACCCATTCATTCAGATCTTCAACTAAATCAGCTTGTGTTTCATTTTCTTTACATCTTTTAATATATAAAGTTTCTGCACCTCTGGTAAGTTTTATTTTTTGAAAATCAAACTTTGAAATGTATTTATTAATTTTTTCAATACCAACAATCTCTGCAGCCATAAAAATTATTTAGAATAATAAACGTTGAATAAAAATGATTTTGACGCGTAACTAGCAATACCAGCTGAATCTGTTAAGAACAAATATGATTTGGCCCATACGATTGTTTGTCCTGCTAGCATTGGAATTTCCGCGTAAAAAGTAGTACCATTAAATCTAAATAAAGATAATGCTGGTACCTGAATGTAATAGCCACCCTCAAAATAAAGGTTGACAATAGTATCTTTAATTTCTGCTAAAGCTTGATTTGTTGCTCCAGAGAAAGTAAAAGGTTGGGTTGTTGAATCGTAAACTTCTATTCCAAATATTTTACTCTCGCGTAAATTAGGAAGATCAGGAAAGTATATTCTTTGAAGTGTATTACCTGTTGGTATAGCTACCTCGACATACTCTGCTTTTTTGATAAAAAAATTAGCCATTTGTTTTTAAAATAAAATTGTTTGTAAAAAAAGTAATAAAACCCAATAAAATTATTGGATTTTATTACTAATTGAATTATTTGTTTAAATTCGATGCACCTAGTGATAGGAAGCCTCTGAAAATTAAATTAATTTGACAAGCGTTTGTAACAGCTAAACTTGTTGGGAGACTAAGGCTGACGTCAATTTTTGCCGTTCCTGAAAATTGGAGCGTTGGCACGAGCGATGTAAAACCATCGTTACCTGTATTGCTGTTTTGACCTGTTGTATCTCCACCAGTAGCAAAAATATTACCTGTTTGCACAATAGGTGTAGAATAACATCTATATACATCAAAATTTTGAAGATAAGCTACGTTATTTACAGATATGTTTAAATAACTATTGGTAAACAATGCATTGGCATTTGTTACACCAGCAGTAGTTAACGCTTCAGCTTGAAAACCAAACAATTGATAAGAACCAGCGCTTGTTGCTGCACCAGCATCGGTCAAGCCACCGATAAATAATCCAACTGATGTGGCGGTGAACGCGTCCGCGCGATTTAAAAAACGATTTTCAGCCAAAGTATTGGTTGAATCGCCCTCTAAAACTGGAAAAGAGTATGTAGTTTTAGTTGAACTAACACTCTGGATAAGGCGCAAGGTACTAGGTGTAGTTACCGGGTTGCGCCCTGCATTTTTGTAGGCTGTCTTTATTGTACTAAAAGCCTGTCTTTGGGATAAACTCATTTTTGAGAAATTTTATTTTTTAATTAATCGTTATAATCTTCACCGTAGTAATTTCCAATTTCATCCATGCCATTAATTTCAGAAATGTCTTGTCCGATATCGTCCATTCCATTAATTTCAGAAATGTCCATGCCGTTTACTACAATTACATCTTGATCCTCAGCTTGTCCAAATGCTGCAGGTACACTAACTTTTAAAAGTTCGTATCCACCGCCCAGCATCATACCTTTACCAAAAGCATCAACCATTGGTGATTTTGATCCAACTAATCCAGCCAATGGTTTAGTTAAAAATCCTAAAGCAATTTGACCAATTGCTTTACTTGTTGGTGTTTTTACTACCTGTGGTAAAATTTTACCCATTGAATTAACAATGAATCTTGAAGCTACAGCACCAGCTAAGGTTGCAGCTACATCTTGCAAATTTACAGATCCCATTGAACGTCTTTTCATACTTCTACGTTTTGGGGCCATGCGTTTTGCTCTTCTAGCGTTTCTTTTTGCCATTATTTTACAAATTTAATGTTTTTTTTGTTTTATATCAAACCCTCTTGTGCAAATGAGAAATAGCCATCTTTTGTTAAAATTACATGATCCATTAACTTTATATCATGTATGCTAGCTAGGTAGCTAAACTCCTTTGTTATTTCTTTGTCTGCTTTGCTTGGTGTTAAATTACCTGATGGATGGTTGTGACATAAAATTATTGCTGTTGCACCTAGTTTTAATGCAGCAGCCATCAATAGTCTCCTGTCCATTGGTGTGCTAGTAATACTACCCATGCCAAATTGATAAACAGCTAAAACATTATTTGCATTGTTTAAAAACATGGCTAGTGAATATTCTTGTGTCTGTATTTTTGCAGGCGTTATAAATTTCTTTAAAATTTCTTGAGTGTCCATAGCACTCAATATTGTATTAGTTCTAACTTTTTTGCCTCTAGTTATTCTTAATTTAACCTCAGGTGCTAAACTTTTTAATAAAGATAATGCGCCTACTCTGCCTAAAATAATTTCAGGTTTTTGAGTATATCCTGAAACAATTTTAGTATTCACTTTTTGCGCTGTATTATATTTATGTGTTATAAGTTTTTTTGGCATTACTTTTTTAACTGCACCTAATTTTTTTATACCTTCATGTCCTGCTCTACCGTTTGTAATTGTTATTTTAGTATAATTTAAATTTTCTGTTAAAAAATTTTTTAAATTAATTTTAGCTTGTTTTATATTATCAGCATATACATAACGCTTTTGTATAACATTTATACCATCAGAACGTGTTGCTTTTACATCAAATGTAAAAGGATTTTTACCGTATGAATTTAACCCTATTTTTTTATTTATTACTTTTTTAGCTGCTGGTTTACCTCTGGAAGCTCTTAATTTAGCCATAAATGCTTTGGCTGCTGCTGATCCTTTTTTCAATGCCATAATTATTTCTTTTTAATTGAATATGCTATTAATCCTAAAACAGTTAATCCACCACCGACATAAATAATTTTTTTGGTATTTGATAATGATGCAAATTTTTGCATTATGGTACCTGTATTTTCTTTTTTTGCAAGATTTGTAATAGTTTCTGATGTAACACCAGCACCCTGAGCAACAGCTGCTGTAGCTACTTTTTCTGCTGTTGCTGTATCAACTTCTGAAAAATCACTAGGTTTAATCTCTGTTTGGGAGGTTGTTTGACCATCTTGCTTTTTAAAAATTACATCTGTAACATTTTTACCTGTTATATCTTTAAATGTTTCTGCTGCTTTTTTAGCTTGTGCAGCTAATTTTTGAGGATCAACCCCAGCAGCTTTTAATTTTTTTATAATCTCTGCAGCCTTTATTAATATCGGAGCTGCTGTTCCTGCTGTTGCTGCAACAACAACACCAACCTGCACACCATCACCTGAATACCCTTTATAAATTTCGTTATAAGCATCGCGTTCCTCATCAACACCTGATAATATTGCTTTTCTTTTAGCGCCATTTTCAACGGCTTTTGTGAATGCTGTTCTATCTCCACCTAAATCTTTCCACCAGGTTATACCATCATCTCCTTTTTCAGCTATAATCTTTTTAAAATCTGTAGCCATACCTGTGAAATTTAATTCCATTAATGCCAAAAACGCGGCTCTGGGTGCTGCAAGTCCAGCTGTTACCATACCTTGTTTTATTTTTGCTGCGGCACCTGGTATCTCTGCTGCTGCTTTTTTAATCACATCACTACCTTTTGCAGCTTGTGTTTTAATATTTTGTGCGACTTTTTTGAAATTTAATCCATTTATAGGATCAATTCCAGATAATGCAAATAAGCTCATATCTATATCTTTTTTTATTGTTGGCGTTTTTTCTGTATCAAATGATGGGAGCACAGCATCAGTAACCGTATTGGATTTAGGCAGGTAAGAATACACGTGCTGTATCTGTTTACCTTTATAGCCACTAAATCGATATAGTGGTCTATATCCGCACGATTGCAATATAGTATTTGTGAAGAGACTAAAATGCTTACAATCCCCCGTGCCGTCTGATAAAAACCTTGAAATTGTTTTGGTTGTTTGTTTTTCAGCAGGTTCCACAGTATATAAAATTTCACTTTTAAGAAAATCAAATATATTCTTTGCTGTATCTCTCTCATCAATACCTTTAAAATAATATGCTATTTTTTTTGCCTCTGATAAATTTTTGTTGTGTTGTTTGGCAATAGCATCAATTATATTGTCTGTGTTTTGCCAGCTATTTATTAATTTAGCTTTATAAACCGGTTCAGGCAATTGTTTAATTAGCTTATTTTTTAGCATCAAC